GAAGATCAAATGTCTGAATTAGATATGTTCGTAAAGTCTGGTCTTTAATCAACTTCTCCCCAGTTGTCACACAAGGCAGAGTCAACTTCAAAAGGAACTTTAAGATTTGGTATACAGTTTGACATAATGTCAACAACTCTATCTGCTTCCTTTTGATCTTTGATATTAAAACATAGTTCATCATGCACGGTTAAAGTTGGACATAGTCCTTCTTTGTAGCATTCTACCATAGCTTTTTTTGTTTGGTCGGCACTCGAACCTTGGATTAGTTTATTAAGTGCTTTGTAAGTAAAGGCTCTTCTGATCCTACCTTTGTGTCCATATTCTTTTATAGCTTCTGCAAGAGGCATAGCTTTATTGTATCCATATGAATTAGGTTCCCACATATCAAATCTACATTTACGACCTAACCAGGTTCTAATCACACCATGCTCCTTTGCATGACTAGATGTTTTTTCTGCGATACCTTTAACAAAAGGAACTTTTTCATGATATGTATCTAAAAGCTTTGTAGCTTCTTCCTCATCAACACCCATAACATCCGCAAGTTTTTTCTTACCCATACCATACATAATACCAAGATTTACTGTTTTAGCATTCTTACGAGATATACCCGCCATATCGGCTACCATCTGATGAAAGTCAGCATTTCCTTTATTATACATTTCTATCACTTGATCTATCTGAGGATGTTTATTTTCTCCTGTCAAGCTACCACAATAATGAGCTAGCCATCTTGGTTCTTGTGATGCATAATCAAATGAACCCCATTTGTGGCCCTCCTCCGGGATAAACAAACCACGAATTAACTTTTTGATCTCAGGATCTCGTGCAGGAATCTGTTGCAAATTGGGGTTACTTGAACTAAAACGTCCTGTAACAGTGCCTCCATCATCAGATCGTAAAGGATTAAAATCACAATGAATTCTACCCTCATGAGAATGATTAAGAATAGTTTCTATAAATGTTGTGTTAGCTTTATTAAGTTCTCTAATTTTAAGAATCTTTGTTGCAATGGGGTGGGTATGATTAGAGAGAAACTGTTTTGTAAACATGGGCGACCCAGACTTCTCTGTTCTAAAATAGTGGATCCCAAGGGAGTCAAACACTTTTGCTATAGATGTGGCGACCCAAGGTTCAATAGAGAGTCCCGTGTCCTTGACTATCTCTTCAAGTAATTCCTTCTCTCTCTTAGCCAACATTTTTTTAACACCTTCAGCCTTGTCTATATCAACACGAACACCCTTTGTTTTCATGTCTAACAGAACAGGTAACAAAGAAGATTCTAAATTAAAAATGGCATTACATTCTTCTTTGTCTAATAAAGGTCTTAAATGATCCCAAAGCTTTAATGTAACCCTAGCATCTTGTTCCGCATAAGCACCAACAAAACGACTAGGTAACTGCCACATACCAGACTTTGGGTCTACACCAAAATATTCAGCTGCTTTGTTCATCATCTTTTCGTTTTTCCACTCACCAAGATATTCTCCTGCAAGTGAATTAAGATTATAATATCTCCTATTCTCATTTAATAAAGGTGCCGCAATCATTGTGTCTATAATCTTGCCTTGAACTTCTATGCCCTCGGATCTTAACCAACCTAAATCGTACATAGAATTATGGAAAACTTTTTCTATGTGAGGTGTTTCCATTTGTTTTTTTAACCAGGAGAAAACTTTTTTCGATGGTAAATTTCCTCCCCCCTCATGTCTAATAGGGTAATAAGCTATGAAATCTCCTGCAGCCACAGCCACACCAATGATGTATCCATCTTTCCTACACCATCCAGGTCCAAGTTTCATTAAATTAGGATCTCTTGTCTCTAAGTCAACAGCTATTCTGTCGTGTTTAGTTAAATCTGGAAAAGACGATGGAGGTGACCAATCAGTTTCTAAACCCATGGAAGCTACTTCTTTTATGTCTTCGTTTGTTAAGTCTGGCATTTCTTCTGGTCCTTTCGCTTTAAACCAATCGCCCCCCATGTCGGCTAAATTATATTGATGTTTCTTTTTCATGATTTATAATCTCTCCACCAAGTGCTGCGTACCCAATGATATCCGTCCAAGAATCATCGTGTTCCATTGTTTCAGCTAACCTAGCTAACTTTACTCCTATCATACAAGCAACTACTTCTTCTGCTGTTATTTCTCTAGCTAAAATAACAGACCAAATCTTTGCTATTCTTTCATGATTAAACTTTGCTGGCCCATATTCCTTGGCTCTCGGACCATTGATTAGTTTTTCTGCTTCTTCTAAAAAATATTTTCTATCTTTTTTCATATTCTAAATCCATTATCTTTGTTTGAGTCTACGATGTGTAGTTGTTTTTTTGCTCTTGTTGCACCAACATAAAAAGTCCTGATCTCGGAATCTTGATCAGGACTTTCTGCACATGCTTTTGATGATTCTAACATAAGTAGAACGTTATCTGCCTCCCCACCTTTTGCTTTATGGATCGTAGATATTTTTATTCTTGGTGATCCGCTCCAAATCTTCTCCCCACTCTTCCTCACAGAATTTATGTATGTTAGCTCCTTCTCCGATACTTTTATCACTTGATTCCAATGTGTCTCCGCAGACACTGTCAGACAATCTCCCATGTGATCTATTGAATATAATTTTTCGGGGTCTAATGAATTTAACACTCTTTTGCCATGCTTTGTAAAAACATGAGGCTGTGTTATCTTCGAAAAGTTCTTCCATTCGCTTATCGGTAATTGTTGTTTTTTGCATATTCTATTCCACACCTCTATTCCGTTAAGTACATTTAGGGAAATAGACCAACCAGAACCTTCTTTCCAAAAAAGGTAGCCACTTTCTTTAAGTTTGTTAGCAATTTTATTGGTAATGTAGTTAGTTCTTCCAAGGATCAACCACTCTCCAGTTCTTAGGTCTACATCCATGATATCATAATGCCAAATAACTGCACCTTGTTTTGTTGTGGGTTGCCAAACTTTATCTTGTCTGATACCTATTCTTTTTACCATGTCCTCTGCTATTTCATGAACCGACAAAGGTACTCGGTAAGACTTGTCTAAGATTATTTTATTAGGACTAGAATTCAGAAAATCTTTAACATCTACACCCATCCAAGAATAAATGCATTGATCGTCATCTCCTGCATAAAATACCTTCTTGGCTCTCGGAACTAGGACTTTCTTAACCATTTTCCATTGCATAGGAACCAGGTCTTGTGCTTCATCAACTATTAAAAGATCTAAATTGGGACCTTCGCCTTGATCTATGAAATCTTGAATCATGTCTACAAAATCTCTTTTTCTCATGACTCTTTTATAATCTTTCAATGCTTCATCAACTTTCAATGCTTGTTGGAAGTTCAATCTACGGTCATTTGTGTCACTGAACTGTTGCTCTAAACTAACACCACGAACACGAGACATGTTGATTAAACCAAGATAAGCATCTCCATCTTTTCCTAATGTAAACAAAGTTCCATCAGACATGTTGATTGAAGAGTTAGCAGAGAATTCTAACCCCAAAAGTTTACCTAATTTTGTATAATCACTGCCAAACAAAACATCTTTAGTGCTTATACCCAACCATTGAAAAGCAAGTGAATGTAATGTTCTAAACCAAACAAGTTTGTCATCGGTTATACCTAGTTTTTCTATTGTTCTAGTCTTTGCTTCTTCTGCAGCTTTACGGCTGAAAGAAACAAACCCTATCTTTTCGGGAGACGTTCCGTTCTTTATTTCTTCTTGAACAATAGATATAAGTTTAGTTGTTTTTCCTGTCCCTGGTGGACCAAATATTGTTGTTTCCATTACATTTCTAACTTTCCATGACATGCTTTACAAACACATATACATTTTTCTATTTCTGCATTTACCTTGTCTATATTCTTATCTTCGCTAATAATTTCAGAAACACTCTTATACTTTGTTTCTGGAATCACATGATGCCACTGTAAATTTATGGCTTTTTCATTGTATCCACATCTCTCACAGCCTCTTTCCAACTTTATTTGGTTGACGTAGTCTCTCAACCTAGCTCTCGCTCTAGACCATCTGCTCTTCAAAATGGCACCTCTTCTTCTTGGATCTCGATACTCGGAACTTGAATCTCTGATTCAAACTCAGGCACCCACCAAACTCTAATGCTTTTCCATTCTCCTTTAGTATTTCTAAATTTTTTAGAACCACTTGCATTTTCATTTTTGTTTAATTCTTTTAGTCTTTCTTGTATTTGACCACGACTATAATTATCAAACTTCTTGGCTCTTAAAAACTGCATT